ATTTTAAGAATCAGCGGGTATTCACATGATGAACTGAAAATAAGAATTAAAGAAGATGAAAAGGCCAAAACAGGTATAGTTGAAAAACTAGAAACGGATAATTCAAGCAACTTAATAAAACTTCCCAAAAAATACGCCAGCATTTCATTAGACAAGCAGCTTTTTAAAACTATTGTAAGTAGTATTATCAAACGGAAAGAGGAGTATGGAACAGAATATATTGAACCAAGAAAAATAGAAGAAAAATATGAAAAAATTATTCTTGATACTACAAAATATACCACTGCATATCATGTGGTTATAAATATTATAAAATATCTTAAAGATAGCCACTTTATAGATAATTATAACGGTACCAAAAAAGGGAAATACATTGTTGTTGATGATGGTTCTTTGCAATCGTGGATTGAAAATAATATAAGATAGTTTTTAATCTGGCTATTAAAGGAAGGGGTGCTCAGGATGGAGGAGTTGATAATAACGTTGTTGCAGAATATCAAAGATATACTGCTTACTATCAATTCAAACATTGAAGAATTAAATGCAAATGTGGAATCTCTTACAAACGGGGGAGCATATTCAATTTCCGATGTCTGTGACAAGTTGGATTCTATAGCTTCTACTATGAGCAGCATAGAAACTACTGTTAGCTCAATAGACATGTCGGTTAATGGAATTGAGATGAATATGCCGTAAAACTGATTAAGCTTCGAAGGGATAAATATGTGTTAAGAAGCTGTTCAACGCAAGAACAATGTAAATATAAAAAAGTAGATTCAGATTATGGATTTGATATTGTGTTTACGGATGTGACTGTATTGGAGATTTATGGGGTAAAAATTTGTTGGTGTATTGACACGTGGAAATAAGATGGTAAAATAAAAATAGGGACAGTCAAAGATAGGCAAAATCAAATGTATTCTTGCTTAATCTAAATTGAAAGTGAAGGAGGTGAACGACAATGCGGAACATGAAAAACGAAATGGCTGTTGGTAGTCGCTTTACTAACATAATTGACGACTCCACATAGGCTTTTTTGTTTAGGCAATTTTGATGTAATAAGGTTACATTATAAAAAATATCGATATATTTTATGAAAATTGAATAGTGGACAAGACAGACTGACAGTCATTTTGTTTTTGATGTTCAGCAGATATACAAACAAATTGATTAGATGATTGGAGGTCTGTCGGGGATGATCAAGTATTATGATTCCTCTTAGGTTGAAATTTTAGAAGCCTGCGTAGCGTGGATAGTGGAGGCTTTATTTGTGTTTCTAAAATTTGAGCTTAAGAGGTTTTTTATTTTTTCCAGAAAACATTTTATGAAAAGGAGCAGTTTTATATATATGGGGGGACAAAATAGATGAAGGAAAAAAGAAAGCAATACAAAATGATGCAGGTAAAGTTCGGTCAGGTTGCTGATATAAATGGTAAGCTTACTGTTACTGAAGAGCCAAGATTGATTCCAAATTCAGAGAACCTTTTTTTCGATTTGGTATTCCGGCTTCAGGGCAGGACTTATGACAGTGAGAATGATGACAATAATAAATTTGATGAATTTATTATCTTAAAAGCTTCAGATATTGATACAAAGGATAATGAAAACATCAATAAATATAAAAGGATAATGAATGAAGGGGTATGGTATAACGGCTTTAAATATGTCCGAGATGGTGCAATCAAGTCTGCCTCAATGACCAGAACACAGAAAACTCTATTGATTAGAGAGGATTTAAGGGACAAGATTGCACAATACACTTCTCTTGGTAAAAAGCCTGAAAAGACAATTATCAGTAAGATGGAGACTGCAAAAGGGCTGCTGCTTTCAAGTGCTGTGCTCTTAGACGACTGCATGCCCAGGATTGTTATTATTCCTGATTATGAGAAGGAAATTAAGAGCAAGGTCAGGATAGTAGAGGAATATAAGGTTGATGAGAGTAAAAAAACCCAGGAAGAGCTTCAATATGAGGCTGATAAAGAAGCTGAGGAAAAACGTTGGGCGGAAATCGCTGCAGAAATTGAAAGGTGCAAAGAAATCCTTACCGAGTCATATTTAAGAAACCTACCCAAAAGGTCATATTTAGAGAGACATACATATAAAAGCCGGAATGGTTGGAAAACCGATAACAGCAGAAGAGTTAAGCCGGAGGAAATAGCAAACCCCAAGTGCTTCGTTGAGTACAATGGCAAAGCATATCCTTGTTATCACATGAACCAGACGGAGGAAATAAAGACTTTTACTATTAAACCATTCTCTGTTGGTTTGGAGGTAAAAGAATATGACGAATATCCATGTGTTGTCAATGCATTCGATGGCCAGGGCTGTGCGGATACTTCATGGATGAGGAAAATATCAGAAAAACTTGGGTTAAGCTATACAACTCAGGGAATACAAATCAGGCTGCCGTATATCAAAGGATATGTGGTCTCCTTTCCAATAAGAAAATGGGCTGCCGATAACAAGAAATATAAAATTAAGGATATATGGGGCAAGGAATGGGATTTATTCAAGGACAAGATTGATATGATCCTCTGTGAATCCTGCTTCAAAGCCAAATTGGACAAAACGAAAGAAGGTTTGCAGCAGTGGCTGTTTTCAAGCATGCAGGAGTATTATAAATGCCTTGATAAGTATGGCTATAACAAGGTTGGTATTGCTGCATATACAAAGTCCAAATATCAGAAAGACATCTATACACCGATAACATACCAGCATCTTTACGCCTTCAACTTTGAATATGATGATATAAGTAAAATTGTTAATAAGACGGGAAAACTAGGTGCTGAGCTTAAGAATTCAAATAATGTCAGCTATGTAAAGGCATTCCTCAATATGTTGGCATCTCAGGATGATTCCGAAGAGCAGGAAGACGAGGATAATTTGATTGATGAAGAGCAGGATGAGGACAAAGAAGATGAGGAATATGTCAATGTAATTCATAAAGCAATCGACTTGAATCACAGGATGCTCTTTGACCCTCACATAAGAAACTTCCTCGTCAATCAGGCTCGCAGGATATGGAGAGGTCTGCTGCTCGGACGAGCCTATGTTAAAGGAAATTATATTTATGCAGCCGGAGATTGTATCGCATTCATGGAGCATGCCTTTGGCTGTGAAGAAGTGAAAGGCTTTCTTCAAAAGAACCAATTATTCTGCGCTGGTAAAAAAGATGAGCACATCATTATCAGAAATCCGTTGACCCACTATTCGGAAGTACTGAAAGCTGAATTTATAGAAACTGATAACACATATGTTAGGCACCTCGATAATGTATGTCAATTTCCTGCTGCTCAAGACTTATCAATGGCAAGGCTCAATCTTGATTTTGACGGGGACAAGGTGCTAGTTACGGACAATTCCATCATGCTCGCAAAACATATCCCGGCTGACGTTATATATAATCCAGGTGATAAATCCACCTCGGAGCCAATGGACTATAACATGACGAGCATACTGGAATATGAATTAATGAACCTTGATAACCTCACTGGAAGGGTTACAAATATTGATACCTATTTCTCCAATAAAGCCATGGAGAGGAATGAAGGTCTGGAGTCGAGAGACTTTGAAACTGCCATATGTAAATACCTGCAGGGACTGATTATTGACAGTGTAAAATCAATGAAAAAGGTATCTATACCTGGGGAATTGAATAATGCAGCGTGGAAGAAACCATACTTCCTTTGTCATAAATATGGTGATTATAAAGATAACCCGAAATCATACCAGAGCAGGGATGAAGCTCAAAGCCCGTTTAATAAATTTGTAAAGGTGTTAGAAGATAAAATCAAAAGCACCTTTAAGACCAGCTATGGTGATGTTATAGATATTGAGTATCTCGACATTCAGGATACAAAGGTATTACTGCAGGATAACTCCAAGTGTGACTCGGAAACCTACTTCAGTATTATAAAAAAGCTTCAGCCTATTTATGAGGAATATATCCAACGTAAAAACGAGTTGAATGAAAAGGGCAAAGATATTAATACCCTCGATAAATCGGATGAGAACAAGGAAAAATTAAGGCTGTTAAATGAAGAATACAAGAAGTTTTATGATGATATAAAGAGCAAATGCAGGACAGTCTGTAGCAATGAATCTGTACTTGCATCCTGCTGTGTTGAAATTGCCTATAATTATTCAAAAAACAAAAATGATTCCGGCTTTAAAAAGAACAAAGACTACACTTTCCCATGGCGTATTGCTCCTGAAGGAATCCTTGAGAACCTGAAAGTCCATGAAGACAGGAATAAAATTGATGTTATTGAGGTTAAAGAGTTAAATCATCTGGAACGAGAATTTAAAGGGCTGCTTAGAGTTAAAGATGGCATCGGGTTAATTGGCGATACCGAGATAAAGACAAAATTGAAGGACGGAGATTATCAGGTATATAACATATTAGGCCAGCACTTTGCGGATATAGATGTAAAAAGAGAAGAAGAGGTCGCAATTGCTGCATCGGAGACGATGATTGTTTCCACTGACTTTAAGCCGCTTAAGGGATACACAGTAAAGCTGATAAAGTTGGATGGAAAGGAGCCTGAATATATCATCGAAAAGATGAAGTCTGGATTTGTACTGAAGATGAAGGAAAATAATGTGGCTGTTTATGCTGGTAATGAGTATCTTGCAAGTATACGAAAAGAGGATATAAACAGTTTAGAGTGTGAAATTCGCCTGACGGATTATATTAACGCTGAGTTTATACTGAATGAAGTGGTAGAGATATCCGAATCAAAGAAATCCTTAATAATTAAAATGAGTAATAGATAATATTCTTCGGGGGCTATCCAGCCCCCAAGGGCGACAGTTGAGACTGTTGATTATCTATAAAAATTATTATTGAGGAGGTCAATAAGATTATGAGCAACGGAACTATTGTCATCCTTCAGGAACGCATGGCTGGTTATTTGATGTTTTGCAGATTCCATAAAATAGATGAAAAGCCGGACTTGAAGGATAGCAGCAGAAGAATTTATATATTTAAAGATACACCTGAAATCAGGGCAGCTATGAGCAAGTATCGCCAGTATAAAGATTTGGTGGTGTAAGCAAGGGAGGTTCAAAACATAGTGGAGATTCAAACAAATAGCGAATATTTTGAGGATTTAATCGATCAAATTCTATATAAAGCAACTGGATATGGAAAATTTAAAGTTTTTGATTATGAGGCTTCATTAGGTAAAACATTAACCTATTCAAAAGCAGTTGTTGATTATTATCACCAAGCAGTAGATTTTATTGATACAGAGGAACGTTTTGAATTTGGGCATAAGAGTTTAATAGTTATTAAAACTATGAATGAAGGTTTTGAAGTACAAAATATAATTAACAATTATGATAATAGCCTTGAAAATGTAATTAAAGACTATGAACAATTTGCTTTAGCGATTAATACGGATTATAAGAATGAACACCCTGAACTAAGAAAAATGACTGAAAGAGAATATATTAATTTTTTGAGAAAATATCCAGCACTTATAATAACACAAGCAGAATACTTAAAGATATGTAATAATCCTCAAAGGGGTAATGATTTTTACGGAGAAAGAGAAACATTAATTATTGACGAGGAAGTTGATATTGTTAATGACACATTTGAAACACTGTCAATGAATAATATCACCAAAATTGAGGAAGAGTATTTATCAGGTTGTTATACCTGTCAAAGCATATTTCAGGAAATAGTACAGAAATTAAAACCGATTTTAGCTACATGCTGCACTCAAATGGAACGGAAAATAATTGATATGGATGTGGCTTCTCTTAATTCTTTAGTTCAGAGATTTCATTATTATCTTTTATCATCTATAGATGACCAAAAACTAACTGAATTGCGTAAATTTCCAGAAATTTGCAAAACTAATGATTCAAAAGAAACTGTAATAAATAACATATTACAAAAAGTAAAATCTATAGAACAATTTTATAATAATCAAGATGTGATTCATTATCAGTATTATTTACACCGATATAATTCTCAAATTAATCTATTTACACTTAAAAATAATATATGGATTGATGCTTCAGCTTCGTTTAATTACATTTATAAGTTAAAACCAGATAAATTTGATACTTCATTTCAAAGTGAAAGAATTATTGACCATTCAGGAAGTATAGTGAATTTTGACATTCTCACCAAAAGTACAACATCAGGGAAGAAAAAGAGGTATGTTGACTTAGAAAGAGATGTACTGAATTATATTCTTGCAAACAATAATGAAAAAGATAAAACGTTAATTATAGATAATGAGACTTTCTGTAGCCATATAAATGACCTAATTGAACAAGAAAATTTCAAAGCACTTAAATGTCTAAAGGAAGAAAAAAGATTAGATATTACAAATTTTCAAAAAATGCGTGGAAGCAATAATTGGAAGGATTTTAATAAAGTTTTTATTATCCAGCAACCACAGTTCTTATTACCATATTATGTATTTCTATATGAGTATTGGAGTGGTAATAGATTGACCAATATTGAAATGCACTTAGGTAATCATATTGATGATGAGTCAGGAGAATCAATATATGGATTTTATCTTCCAAACACAGTTAATGGAACTGAGGTCATTTATACAGAAGAACAACGAAAGCATATTTATGAATTAGAGTGTGTAAGGTATTCATCTCAAGCATCTAGCATATATCAAGGAATGAAACGAATACAAAGGAATCAACATCCAATAGCAGAATATAATGTTTTACTTAATGATAAGAGAATGAGAGATGTTATTGTTAAACAACTTAAAGGTATAAAAGTTGATTATATAAATATTAACCCTGAAACTAAGCTATATACTGCGGAAACAATAGTTAACAAATTTAGGAAAATGATTTATGAGTTTGATGAGAATACGATGCATGATATTAAAAACATTGCTTTTGAATTAGAAACACAAAAAGATTATGTCAAAACTATGATTCGAAGAAATGAAGATATTGCAACTGTGTTAAAAGCTAAGAATATTAAAATAGTAGATTTAATGGAAGCATCATGGTTTTTACTTAATGCAGAGAGTGGGTCAATATTGAGTATTACAAAGTTTGAGCATGATTTTCAATTAAATTGGGAAAATTACAGAAGGTCAAAAGATGCTAGAATAGTCAAATCTCTTAGAAATATAAAAACAAAAGATGGAAATATAATTATTCCAGCCTAATAAGTCAATTTTACAGACATTTCTTATAATAATAATTATTTATAGTATTGTCTGAAATATTGACATAAAGTGCTATTACTTTTTAATAAAAAAATATATATTGCTGTGAGGGGGTGTGGGGGTGGTGCAGCAAAAAACTTTTATGACGCGTAGCGGAATAAAAGTTTGGTAGCACCCCCACTATAGCAAAACATAGATGAATAATACTAGCTGTCTATGCAAATACAGGATAGACAGCTTTTTGTATCAATTTTATATCAATTTTAAAAAGTATAAAAAATTAACGGGGGAATAATATGGATATGGATTTAGTATTTGTAAAAGATGGTAATTTTAAAAATGAACCTTATACTACAAGCAAGGTAATCGCAGATTGTGGTGGACAAGAACACAGAGCAATAAGGCAATTAATTGAAACGCACAAAAAAGAATTACAAGAGTTTGGAAGGGTTACATTTGAAATGATACCCTTAAAAACTAATAGTGGAGTCCAAAATACGAAGATTTATAAGCTTAATGAGGAGCAAGCAACATTTCTAATTACATTAATGAGAAATACACCTAAAGTTGTTCTTTTTAAGAAAAACTTGGTTAAACAATTTTATAATATGCGTCAGCAACTTCAACGCAGAGCACTTGAACGTGAAGTTGAGCTTAATTATAGAAAAGAGTTAACAGCCAAGATTCAGTCTTTGCTTGGTAATGACCAGCATAAGTATATAGCCTTTACAGAAATGCTATATAAGATTGTTTTCGGTAAAACTGTTGGGCAGCTTCGAAAATACTATGGTGTTGATAAGAAAATTACTCCCAAAGATTTTATGTCACTAGAAGATTTACAGAAACTAAAAGTTGCGGAACAGAAGGCAGTAACAATGCTAGAGCTTGGATATGATTATTATCAAGTGAAAGAAAAATTGAATAAAGTAATAAATGGAACTATTGCTGTATAGGGATACCCAAAAGGTGTCCCTTTAATATTTATAAGGAGGATGCTGGCTATGGATTTGATAAAAACAATTGCAGAAGAAACAATGCGTTTCTGTGTTGGGCTATATGGACTTTGTGTTTTGTTTTCGGTTTATTATGTAATATCATTTGGGATTGAAAGGCTGGTGAAGTGGATTGCAAATCGAATTACTGCAAATAGAAAAGCTGATTCCGTATGCAAATAATGCGAGAAACAATGAAAAAGCAGTAGATAAAGTTGCTGCAAGCATTAAAGAATTCGGTTTTAGGAATCCAATTATTATTGATAAGAATAATGAAATTATTGCAGGACATACCCGCCTGTTGGCTGCAAAAAAACTCGGATTGAAGGAAGTGCCTACGATCAGGGCTGATGATTTAACAGCCGAACAGGTAAAAGCATTTAGGATTGCTGACAATAAAACTGCTGAATACAGTGAGTGGAATTTTGAGCTATTGGCTCAGGAACTGGAAGAACTAAAGCTTGCTGACTACGATTTATCCTTAACTGCATTTGATTTGAGCGAATGTGAAAAGTTGCTTGATTTATTGAAGGAAGTAAACAACAAAAATAAAGATGATGATTTTGATATTCAACTGCCGGAAGAGCCGGTAACAAAAAGGGGAGATATTTGGCTGTTGGGTAAACATAGGCTAATGTGTGGCGACGCTTGCAGTGAAAGCGATGTTGCGGCTTTAATGCGGGAAGATTTCGCAGATATGGTATTCACTGACCCGCCATGGAATGTTAATTACGGCGCAACAGAGCATCCAAGCTGGAAACAAAGGACGATTCTCAATGATTCAATGACTACTGAAGAATTTAAAAAATTTTTGGATTCTGCCTTTAAGGTAATGAATAAGTTTTCTAAGCCTGGATGCATGACCTATGTTGTTATGTCTGCTCAGGAGTGGGGAAACTTGATGCTTTCTTTGAAAGAGAATGGATACCACTGGTCATCAACAATAATCTGGAATAAGGATAGGCTGGTACTTTCAAGAAAGGATTATCATACCAAGTATGAGCCAATATGGTATGGCTGGAGTGATGGCTCTGCAAGGCTTCATCCATTGACTGACAGACAGCAATGTGATGTTTGGGATATTCCCAGACCATCTGTATCTGAACTGCATCCGACAACAAAACCTGTGGAGCTTGTTGTTAGAGCAATCAAGAATAGCAGCAACATGAAAGATATAGTGCTTGATTTATTCGGTGGTTCGGGCACTACACTAATAGCTTGTGAAGAAACGGATAGAAGGTGCAGAATGATGGAATTGGATGAAAAATATGCAGATGTAATTGTAAAGCGATACATTGATAAAGTCGGCAGCGATGCTGATGTTTTTGTTTTGAGGGATGGAGAAAAGATTAGGTATGCGGACATAAAGCGTGAGCAGGTTGTAGTCTAATATTGTCAGCAAATATCGTCTCTCATTCTATTTGTCCGAATATTTTTAAGGATAATTGACAGTTTAAAAAGCCTGAAACCCTTCATTTTACTTGATTTAATGTGATTTCAGAGTGATTAATGTAGTACACAAAATCATGAAATGGAGGGTTTTATATTATGGAAAGAAAAGAAATCGTTAAGGTATTGGGAGAACATTTTGGAGTTGAGCCAAAGTACATGGGAGTGCCGAGTTTCGCTTATCAGATTGAAACAGCGGAAGAAACTTACACAATTGACCGAGCAGGGAAGATTACAACTTCGGCAGGGATAGAAGTGGAGCTTGATAGTATATTAAATGAAGAGATTGAAAAGAAAACAAGCGAACCTGCAGCAACAGAGACAGGAACCTTTGAAGTTGCAGTTCCGATGGAATGCCATACAGGCATTTCCTTGAGAAATCTGGTCAATATGATTTACAGCAAACAGGGCCTTATCAAGAAATCATTAGGGCTTACAGCAAATATTATTGAGGATGATTTTTGCATAGGTATCAATGAAGCCAAAACGGAAACATTAGAGGATATCAAAACAGCCATAGAGGGTATTGGAGAAAAACGCTGCCCAGGGATTGCCTTTGATTTTAATAACAACACCATTACCTTCAAGTTTTTAGAAGGGGAAGCAAGTCCTGAAAAGGTAAAAGCCTATACCCAGCTTGTAGCATTATTGAACCAAAATGCCAAAACTTTAAAGCATGTTTCCGCTAAAGCCAAGGATACCGATAACGACAAGTTTACCTTCAGGGTTTTCCTTATTAGACTTGGTATGGTTGGGGATGAGTACAAGGATACAAGGAAAATATTGCTTGAAAACCTGGAAGGGAACTCTGCCTTCAGAAGCGGCAAAAAGCCTGATAAAAAAGTAGATATTGCAACAAAATAACGGACTATCGATATAATATCGCTTCACGTAGGCTTGTGAGGCGATATTTTCATATTGGCGGTATAGCTGCTGGGTTTGCAGTTAATAGCCGGCTTATAGGCGAAGGTATAAATGGGTGAAATGGATATATATTTCAACTTTACTTTCAGGCTGGTTTTGAGGTAATGTACTACCTGACCAAATAAGGAAAGGGGATTTTGAAATATGAGGAGAACTGAAAACTTAATACGAGAAACCTTGAAAGGCTTGCTGGCAACTGCAAATGAGAAAATATGTGTGCTTGGCTTAGTGGATGCCCAAGAGGATTTAAGGCAGATAAGGGATATGTACGTTGAACTGGTTCGGTTCTGGGCTTTGGATGAGCATTTGATTGAGGAGTTTGATGAGCAGTTCGGGTTATTGAAATAACATTTGCCGGGATAAGGGGCTTCGGTTGAGGCTTCTTTTCTTATTGAATAAACACCAGTTGCAATTGCATTGACGGAGAGTTAACATGGATACTCATAGTGATAACCAAATTAAGGAAAGAGGTTGTTTATATGAGTGGAATCATTAAATATTTCAGAGAATTTATAGAAGGAAGGTCAGAAGAGATGTGTGTTGATCTTGGTAAAAACAATAAGGAATATAAGGAGCTGTGCATTAAATCATCTGACCTTCAAAGGAAAATTATTGATGCGCTCGGAGATGAACGGAGTTCAATGTTTTTTGAATATGAGGATGCTGTAAATGCACAGGCTGGAATTATCAAAGAGGAGCTTTATAAAGCAGGATTTATTGATGGCATCAAAGCAGCAAGGTTAATTGATAAAATTATAAAGATTCAGTAATTAAACAAATAACAAGGCTTTGTTTTTTTGAGGAGGTGAAGTGAATATGGCAAATAGTGTACTTACAAAATATTACACGCATGTTGAACCGAGACTTGATGAGATAGAAAAGTGGGTTGATGAAGGATGCACCAAAGCTGAAATTGCAAGGCTGCTTGATATCAGCCTATGGGCTTTGGATGATTATACAAAAAAGCATCCACAATTAGCGAAAATATTAAAAAAGGATGATAAGTGGAATACGGTAATTCTGCCGAAATTGTCTGACATAAAGGATTGGCTGGTTAATGGGGCGACAGTTAGAGAGATTTGCAGTAAACTTGCGATTTCTCCTGATACTTGGTATCGTTATTGCAGAGAGCATGAAATCCTCATGGAACTTGTAAACATGGGCAGGAGCGTGTTATGTAATCAAGTGGAAAAATCATTATTGAAGCTCTGCACCGGCTACGACTATGAGGAACTCAAGACCATTGTGGAAGAAGATAAAAATGGCAAGAAGCGCACCAAGATTGAAAAGATAAAGCGACATCAGCCGCCTTCGGCTCAGGCAATAGCGTTTTTCCTTCGTAACCGTATGCCAGAGGAATGGAGCGATAAGAAGGAACTCATATTGGATACAAGCCAGAATGAGGAAGCAAGGAAGAAATTGTTCCTGCAAATGATAAACGGTGAGCTTGAAACAGAAGATGATATTATTGACAGCGAAGATGAGCAGCAAAGAACTGATGAAGAATATATGCAATAATCTTATGTCGTCAGTTTTTACCGGGATAAATGCCGATTTTATATATAAAAATGCCTGAAACAAGCCTGATTTCAATGCATAATTAGGATTATGTCTTGAGTTGACTTCAAGGCATTACAGAGGTAATATGGACACACCAAATAAAGGGAGGGTGTGCCTATATGCTTGATTTAAGCGGTTTTGAAACATATTTGAGAAGTAGAGAATGCAGCCGGAATACTATTAGCTGCTATATTCGGGACAGCAAGGCTTTTATTGATTGGTATACCAGCAGGACAGAGTGTGGTTTTGATAAGCTGATTGAACTTGATGCCATTGAATATAAGAAGCATTTGCTCAATACAAGTGAATCGGTGGTTACAGTCAACAGAAAGATTTCCAGTATCAATATCCTTTTCAAGTGGCTTTATGAAAGCGGAACAACTCCTGATGAAATCAAAATAAAACCAGTAAAGAATCGGAATGCCCGCCAATACAAAGGATTGGAGGAAAGGGATTTGAGGAAGCTCCGAGCCGAGATACACAGAAACAGGAATAAAATGCATATATGCATCATTGAAATCCTGCTTGGAACAGGGCTTCGGGTGAGTGAACTCTGCAACATAAGGCTTCGGGATATAGAAATATCCGAACGTAAAGGCTCTTTGAGGGTTATAGGCAAAGGAAATGTAAACAGGACAATACCATTGAACAAGGATGTCCGAAAAGCAATTAAGGATTATCTTGCAGTAAGACCTAAAGATGACAGTGACTACCTATTAATAGGACAGCGTGGAGCTTTGAAACGGAACGCAATCAACCTTATTCTTGAGAAATATGGCAAGAGAGTGGATGTTGAAGTTACTCCGCATCAGTTGAGACACACGCTTGGATATAAGCTGGTCAAAGAAGGTACAGCTATTACGACGATTCAGCAGATACTTGGTCACGAGAATATAACGACTACTAACCTTTATACTGTTACTACCGAGCAGGACAAAGCAGATGCCTTGGAAGCATTGGAATGGTAAGCAAGCCCTTCTATTCATGCGCCTTTCCAAAGGGAGGGGTGCTTCTATTTGCAAAAATTGCCCTGACAGCAAATGACGTGAAAATTTTTTTGGTGAAATTTGCTGAAAAATATATACACTTATACTATGAAATGCTAAACTAAAATTGTGCGTCATTGAACGGGGGTGTAAAGATGAAGGTGGATTTTACAAGGCTACAAAAAATAATAGCTGATGATGATTCCAAAAATAAGATTGCAAATAGTACAAGCGTGTGTCTTGATGAATATATGAATTACATAACAAATTATCTGTTGAAGTGTAAAGAATTAAATGAAGAAGAATTGGCTATGTTAGTAATAAGTGAACAGAACTGGCTGATCAGAAGAGATTTTTTTGCTTCAAAGGCACCAGTTGATATTGGAGATATTTTCTATGCCGATTTAGGAAAAAATTATAAACCAGAATGTTCATATGGTCATCCAGTATTGGTAATGGAGATAATAGGGAATATGATATTCGTTGTTCCTGTATCATCTTCTCCAGATAAAATAAAAGAGGCATACCATCCTATAGATAATAAGGATGGAAATACAAATTTGAGAAAGGTTACTGACAGAGAAGGTTTTAAGAGTGACTGCACATTGCTGTTAAGTAATGCTAGGACTATAAGCGGGGGAAGATTGTTAGAGAAAAAGGGAAATATATTTAATTCTGATAAGGGTAAGGAACTATTTGAAGAAATTAAGAATACAATGTTATTAGGATACTTCCCGAAACAGAAGATATCAATGGATAAGTTAAATGCTGAAAATGAGAAATTAACAAAGGAAAATGAAGGACTTAAAGATGAAATTGAATCTTTAAAGAAACAGATTTTAGAACTACAATCCAAAGAAAAAAATTAATTCGAGTTAATTGACAAAATCAATTTAAACTGTTAGAATAAATTTGGAGATATTATGTATAATAATATTGAGCGTAAGGCGTCTTAAGCTAATAATGATTGAGCCGTAAGGGCAAAGTGGAGCATCTCATTAAACGAGGTGCTCTTTTAATTTATAAAAATAGAGGTGATTCGATGCCAATACAACAAGACCATCACCGCCAAAACCTCCTGCTAAAAGAATATCTGAACAAATATTTCTCCCCGGACAAGATAGAAGAACTTGTCGGGGAGTTTTCATTTTCAGAGCTTCGCAAGCTGCTTGGCGAGATGGATATAGAATTTTTTGCTTTGTGTTACTTTCCGAAATACTTTGACAGAAAGTTTGGGCAGTTTCACAAGGAGCTATTTGATGAATTAAAATATATGCTGGACAATAAAGGGTTGATAGAAGCTTTTGGATTGCCAAGGGAGCATGGGAAAAGTACAATCAACTCTTTTTTATTCCCGCTGTATTCAACTTTATATAATAAATCACAGTTTACATTGATTATATCGGCAACAGAGCAGGTTGCTCTTCCGTTCCTTGATATGATTAAGGATGAGCTTGAGAATAATCAGCTATTGATTGAGGATTTCGGAATCTATAAGGGCAACCGCTGGAATAATAACGAGATATGGATAAGGGGCAGAGGTGGAGTGGACGCCTGTATCATGATTCGAGGGATTGATGGCTCATTGAGAGGAATCCACTTTAAGCAGCATCGCCCCCAACTTGTACTTCTGGATGACCTGCTCAAAGATGATACCGCAAAATCGGAAGCTAAGCGTGAACAGGTTAAAAGTACATTTACCGATGTTGTCATTCCTATTGGAACAAAGGATACAAATATACTTGTGGTCGGTACCATTCTCCATGAGGAAGATCTGATGGCTGAACTTCTGAAAGGGAAAATCCCAGGAGTCCGAAGTATTAAGAAATCGGCAGTTATAAGTTTTGCAGAACGAGATGACCTTTGGAGCGAATGGGAATCAATATATAATAACCTTCAGGACTTAGACAGGATTGAAACTGCCAAGTCCTTTTTTTATGACCATCAGGAGGAAATGCTACAGGGTACGGAGATTCTGTGGCCGGAATATCTGGACTATTATTACCTTATGTGCAAGAAACAGGCTATGGGAGACAAATCCTTTTATAAAGAAATGCAGAATGACCCACGTTCTACGGATGATTATATATTTCAGGATATCCAATACTGGGACAGGCTTCCTGACTTTGAAGAAATGGAATTGGTGATGTATGTTGACCCTGCAATTAAAGCCGGAAAGAGGAATGACTATTCTGCAATCACTATCCTTGGGAAGCATATAAAAACAAAACAGAAATATGTTGTGGACGGCTGCATATACAAGATGCTTCCCGATGACCTGTTCCAGATTGCCATAGAAAAGCTTAAGCAATATCCCATTGAAAAGATTGGTTTTGAGACAACACAGGCACAGAGCTATATGAAGCAGAAATTTGAAGAGGAACTCTGGAAAAATAAAATATATACTCCTGTTGATGAAATGATAAGCAGGGGGCAAAAGCATGAGAGGATAATCTCCCTGGAGCCGGAAGTTAAGAAAGGGCATATACTGTTCAATCCTGCCAATATAAGGTATAATAATCAGGTGAAGGATTATAATAAATCGGCAAAATATGATGATGCTCCTGATAGCCTTTATGGTGCTGTACAGTTGGTGGAAGGGGTTAAGAGTATAAGGTTTTATGATAGGAGTTTGCTGTTCTAGGTAGAAATTTCATAAAGTAGAGGTATAATAAGGCATAACATATATTTTTTATATAAAGAAGGTGTTGGATTTGTATAACTACTATGAAATAACTAATGAAGATAGAGGAAAAAGATATTTTTTCTCTATAAAAGAAGCAGTGGCTTTAGATGAATATATGAAAGCAGAATATAAATGCCAAATCGAAATATATGGAAGAGCTTGGCGTATATGCTATGACGATTATGAAGATGAGTGTATATTTTATAATACAAAACCGGAAATTATTCTTTTATCTAAAAAAGATGGCAAATGCATAGTTGATATTGGTTTGGCAACAGGAAGTTTGGGAAACGAGTATACCTTGAAGTTCTCTATAGCAGAGCAGGATTATTTTCGCATGATAGAGTATGTAAACTTTGTTGAGGATAATTTAGCTTATTTTAAACATTTAGATGATGTTGATGTTAGCTATCATGATAAAGAAATTGCAACTTTATCTGGTGAAGAATTTGAAACACTAATAAAAAAGCTATTAGAAAATATGGGTTTCGATGTTTCAATTACCAAAGTTTCGGGAGATGGGGGAATAGATTTAATTGCTTATAATCCACAGCCAATTTTTGGTGGTAAAATAGTGGTTCAATGTAAACGATGGAGCGGTCCAGTTGGAGAGCCTGTGATAAGAGATTTATATGGTGTAGTTATGTCGGAAAATGCAAATAAAGGAATATTGATAACTAATAGTTATTTTACATCAAGTGCAATTAATTTTTCTAAAGGGAAACAATTGGAGTTAATAGATGGAATAGCTTTAGACAAATTACTAGAAAAATATATGCCATCTCACTGAATTGGCTATTTTTATGATTACTTAAAAGGGTGTGATGTATTTGATCATAAATGAAAACTTAATACTGGAGTGCTTGAATGAACTCAACAAAAATGCCAAGGATAAGCAGAAATACAAGGACTATTATGAAGGCAACCACTCAATTCTAAAGAACTATCAAATGCAAGATAGCAGAAGCAATATGAAGTTGGTGTTCAATTTTCCACGTAAGTTTGTAGACAATGAAACCGGCTATCTTCTTGGGAAACCTGTCAATTATGTTTCCAAATCAGATGATAATGAGATTATAGATGCCATCGACAGAAATACGAGCCATTGGGATAAAGAGCATAATATAAACCTTCGGAAACAATCTGAAATATATGGTGAAGCCTATGAACTCAACTATATCAATACAGACGGGGAATTCTGCGCAACCATTCTGACACCTATAGAAACTTATGTTCTGGAAGATGGCACTGCCGAAAGAAATGTAGTGCTGGCCTTGCATACCTTTACAAAAAAGTTTGATGATAAAAAATACCTTGATGTATATACTGATTCCGAAATCAGGCATTATGAATTAGGAAGCAGTGGAACGAGGCCTGAGCTTAAATATATCGGCAGCCATGAACATATCTTCGACAGAGTGCCTGTAATAGTTTGCCCTGCCAATAACGAAAGGAAAAGCGGATTCCAGGATGTAATCAGTTTGTTTGATGCGTATAATGCCATCAATTCCGATTTAGTCAATGAAATTGCCGACCACAGGAATGCTTATCTTGTCATTGAAAACGCTAAAATTGAGGAAGAGGATTTGCTCAAGATGAAATCTATGGGAATTATCCAGGTCCCTAACCAAGCGAAAGTTTACTGGCTCATCAAAGATATCAATGACAGCTTTGTTAAAAATGAACTCGACAATATTGAAAGAAAAATATTTGACCTGATGGACGAGGTTAATTTTAACGAGAACTGGGCTGCCAACACCTCATCGCTGGCACTTCGCAATAAACTTTTGAACCTTGAGAACAGGGTTTCCATGAAGGAAGCCATCATGGAAAAGGTTATCAAACAGCGGTTAAAGAACCTGTTTGTATATCTAGAAAAGAAGGAAGGTAAATCCTATGATTACAGGGATGTTGCGGTGAAGTTTACAAGAAACCTTCCTACCGATTTGACAGGGCTTGCAGATGTTATTACGAAACTAAAGGATGTCTGCTCACAAGAAACGCTTCTTGCTCTCCTGCCGTTTGTTGAAAATCCAAAAGTTGAGCTTGAAAAATACTATTTTGAAAAAAGACATTTTGGTAATATTCCTGAAGGTAACATTTCCTCGGTTCAAAATCAGGTTATTGTATAAATAAACAATTTAAGCCTTTATTTTATCGGGTAGGGTAAATTATACTGCCTGTCTTTTTCATGCTTTCAGAAATAAAAAATCCAATATTTTCATTTAACTCAAAAAATGCCATGAACTGCTTGAAATAAGCAGGTTTGTGGCTGTTTTTACATAGAAATTAATTTGCCCGTTTTTATAGGGGATTGGAGGTACGGTTTGTGTGGCAAGATTGAGCAATTTGGCAAAGGAGGGCATGGGCTTCTGGATTAATTCTAATGGAGAAATCCAGTACCATAAAAAGTGCGCAAGATGCAGGCACAAGTGCAAACAATCGTTCAGGTGCGTGGATGTAATATGCCCACGCTATGAAAGAAGGTAAATAGATTGTCCTGGGCATGATGTTAAACTGCCCTAATATTATGCGTGTCTGGGCAAAAAGGTCAGATGTGCCAGTCGAAAGGAGAGTTATATACTATGACATTTGAAGAAGTAAAAAAGTACATGGATGAAAACAAAAACTCAAATGAGGTGAAAGCATACCTTCAGGGCTTGATGAGTGTTGAAGGAGTGCAGAAGTTTCTTTCTGAAAATGAAGAAGGCAGGAGATGGTTCGACAGCGAAAAGGACAAACACCTTGAAAAGGGTTTAAAAACCTGGAAGGACAACAACCTGCAAAGAGAGATTGACAAAAAGATAAAAGAGCTTTATCCGGAAGAATCCGAGGAAAAGAAGCAGCTTCGGGAATTGACAGCCAAGATTGAAAGGATGGAGCTTGAAAAACAGAGGGAGATATTAAAGAATAAAGCCCTCACTATCGCTTCCGAAAAGAAGCTTCCAATCAATAAGATAGCTGACTTGTTCATTGCGGAGGATGAGGAAGCTACAGTTGCTAATATTAGCAAGTTTGAGGAGATATTCAATTCTTCTGTTCAGTCTGCTGTGGAAGAAAGGCTTAAAAGCAATGGATATAATCCGCCGCAGAATAACAGCAGCAGGAACAACCAGCCTAAAAGCCTTAATGAAGCGTTAAAACAGTATTATTCCAACCAAAACAAGTAAAATTTGAAAGGAGATTGATTTTATGATTACATTAGCACAGGCAAAATTAAACACACAGGACGATATACAGGCAGGAGTTATTGATGAATTCAGGAAGAGTTCATTCATACTGGACAACATACCCTTTGATGATGCTGTTACCCCTGGGACAAACGGCGCAACACTTACATACGGGTACACAAGGCTGATCACACAGCCGACAGCAGCTTTCAGGGCAATCAACAGCGAATATACCCCGCAGGAAGTTGAAAAGCAGAGGTATACGGTTGAGTTAAAGCCCTTCGGAGGCTCCTTCCAGATTGACAGGGTTATCGCAAGCACAGGTGGATTAGTGGATGAAGTAAACCTCCAGGTTCAGCAGAAGGTGAAAGCAGCAAGGGCATTATTCCATGATACCATCATCAATGGCGATTCTGCTGTGGATGCCAATTCCTTTGACGGGCTCAATAAAGCAATCACAGGCTCCAGCACAGAGTTTAACACTGGAGCATATATAGACCTGTCAACATCCTCGGCAGTAGATACCAACTATAAGCAATTCCTTGACCTGCTGGATGAGTTCCTCTCCAATCTTGACGGAAAGCCGACATTCCTTGGGGGGAATTCAAAACTCATCACTAAAATCAAAGCAGTAGCAAGAAGAGCAGGATACCTCACTCAGAGCGAGGATGCATTCGGCAGGAAGGTAGATGCCTATGACGGAATTGTACTGGTTGACCTTGGAGCGAAAGCAGGAAGCAATGACCCTATAGTCTCTATCGTTAATACAAGGAAACCAAATGGCACTGATGTAGTGACAGGTCTTACCGACCTTTATGCAGCAAGGTTGGCTCTTGATGGATTCCATGCCGTATCTCTCGCAAATCAGGACTTGGTGAAGATATGGCTTCCTGACTTTTCTACAGCCGGAGCTGTAAAGAACGGAGAAGTGGAAATGGTGGCGGCTGTTGCATTAAAGGCAACAAAAAGTGCAGGGGTATTCAGGAATATCAAAGTATCTTAATGGGGAGGTAAACTATGGCGAAGATATACTGCAGAAATAGACAATACAACGGTATATCCGCCGGTATAAACTTTGTAAACGGGGTAGGGGTTACTGATGACCCTTACCTTGTTTCCTGGTTTATAGAACATGGTTATACCGTAGAAGAAGAGAAAAAAGAAATAAAAAGTTATGAGGACATGACCTATAAGGAATTAACGGATTATGCAAAAGAGCGTGGGTTTAACGGAATCGGGTATAAAAAGGAACAGCTAATTCAGGCATTATATGATTTGGACAAAAAAGAAGATAAAATAAGGAAAACGGAGGGATAACCTGTGCTTGAAATCGTAAAAATGCTGCTTGGCATGGATATTTCAGACACATCGAAAGACAACCTGCTCAACCATTTCATTAAGAAAGCTACAGATATTATCTTGGGCTACTGCAATATAGATGCGCTGCCCGAACAGTATCATGATGTGGCTGCCGACCTTGCAGTTTTCCTCTATAACAACAGGGATTTAGAAGGGATAACAAAGAAAACGGAAGGGGAGAAAAGCCTCACAATCATAAATGCTATTCCCGAATCCATCAGGCTTGCGCTTCCGCCTCCAAGGATAAGGGTGGTAGGCTGATATGTTTTATAATACCTTGATAAAAATATATTCAAGTCCTGACTCCAATTCCTATATAAAATCCATTTATGCCGATGTTCAGCCTTATTTAAAAAGCATGATGTTTGAAGATGGTTTTGAAATAAACATAACCAGGAGGGTTTTCTGTGATATTGAAAACTCCATTAATATACATAGTTATATAGAAATTGAAAATGAAAAATACAAAGTGATGGATATCAAAAAGTGGGACAGCTACATGGAAGTTTACCTGTACAAGTTGAAAAGGCAGGTGTAAACATATGAACAAATTTGACAACATGATTGACTTTTTCCTTTATGAAAAGGGAGAAAGTATTAAAATAAACGGGACAGATGAGGCTGCCCTAATCATGGATGCTGCCGACAAACTCACTTATTACGATGACAAAATAATTCGGTGCAAGTGCCAGATCAGGACGGGGGATATAGTGGAATATAACAACTTGAAATATATGATTATCAGCCAGATTGACAGGGAAGAAAACTCATACAGGGCAAGGATGAGAAAATGCAGCTGCAGGATAGCTTTTAACTGGTCGGGCAATATTAAGTGGTTTGACTGCATTGAAGAGAGCAAGGTATTCGATATCACTTCAGGGAATTATATATCGGTAGCTTCAGGGAATATTTACGTAACGGTGCAATATAACCCTGATACAAGAAATATCGCATTAAACGAGAGATTTTACGTAACCAATCAGCCATTTAAGGTTACTGGAATAGACAAATCCCAGGAAGGGCTTATAAAATTGAACTGTACACTGGATGCAATAAGCACAACATATGACGATGTTGAGAACAATATTGCCGACCGCTGGAAATATGAAACATTGCATACATACACACTGGCCATCAATAACGGGGATGCGGCCAATGTCCTTATAAATGATATCATACAGTTGAATGTAACTGTGACGGATAACGGAACTGCTTTAACCAATCCTGCGATAACTTTCATATCCAGTGATCCTAACTGTGTAAGCGTGGATAATACGGGAAAGGTTATGGGAATCGCACTGGGACAGGCTGTAATTACGGCAAAGCTTACATATCACGATACGGTTGCAGATTCCATTACAATAACTACAGTAGAAACCTTAGCACACAACTATTCAATCACCATAACGGGAAGCAGTACGGTGAAACTGGGACAGAGCCAATCCTATGTGGCGCACATATATGATAATGGAAATGAAGTGTTTGACAAATCCGTTGCATGGTCTATCCGCAATCAGGACGGGACTTCAACGCTATATGCTTCCATTACAGCGTCAACAGGGAACAGCGCAACCGTAAAGGCAGCAAGCAGCTCTGCCTACCTGAATAAATATGTGGTCTTGACAGCCACGTTATCGGATGATTCTACAGTATTTAAGGAATTCAATATTCAGATAAAAAGTTTGTTTTAACAGGGGCTTACCTTCCGGCAAGCCCCTTTCATATATGGGTTTAATGAAGGGGGACAAGAGATTATATGATAAATGAAGCGAATATCAATTATAGATTGAGTTTACATATATTAAATACATTAAAGAAAAACAACCTTATAACACAAGAGGAATTTGAAGCCATAGATTTAGAAAACAAAAAATCCTTCAAAGCATTGGAATATCAAGTTTTGACTTGATTAATGCCCCAAGCAATTATATCATGTGACCACAAAAAGAATATATTCGAAAGGGAGGATTTTATGGCAGCAAATACAGCAGTAAAAAAGATAAGAAAAATTGAAGCAAAGCCGGTTCAGGTAATTAAGGGATTGCCTGAAAACGCAAAGACAAGGGTTTGCGCCTATTGCAGGGTAAGCACCGACAACAAGGAACAGGAATCAAGTTATGAATCGCAGGTTTTCTACTATACGAACTATATAAACAGCAGAAGTGACTGGACTCTGGTCGATATTTATGCCGATGACGGGATATCGGGAACGAGTACGGCAAAAAGGGAAGATTTTAAAAGGATGATTCAGGACTGCATGGGCGGCAAAATTGATATGATTATTACCAAGTCTATTTCAAGGTTTGCGAGGAATACGCTTGACTGCCTTGATTATGTTAGAAGGCTCAAGGAAAAAGGAATAGCAGTTTTCTTTGAAAAGGAAAACATCAACACACTGGACAGCAAGGGAGAGGTTTTACTTTCAATTCTAAGCAGCCTTGCGCAGGATGAGAGCCGTAATATATCTGAAAATACACGGTGGGGAATTGTGCGGCAATTTGAAAAAGGCAGGGTGTTGGTGAATACCACAAGGTTTCTCGGATATGACAAAAATGAAGCAGGAGAGCTTATTATAAATGAAGAAGAAGCTAAAATCGTCCGCAGGATATTCAGAGAATACCTTGAAGGCAAAAGCTACAACGCAATTGCCAAAGGGTTGATGAAGGACGGAATAAAGACGGTAACCGGCAATCCAAAATGGTGGGATTCCACCATCAGCGGCATACTGGAAAATGAAAAGTATTATGGTGATGCCCTGCTTCAGAAAACAATCACAGTTGATTTTCTCAGGCACAAAAGGGTGGATAATAAAGGTCAGGCAGAACAATACATAATAGAAGGAAATCATCCTCCGATTATATCGAAGGAGATATTTGACAGGGTACAGGCTGAAAAGGCAAGAAGGGCTGCAAAATATAACAACAATGAAGGCGACAGGCAGAAATATTCTAATAAATACCCCTTTAGCGGCAAGGTCTTCTGTGGGAACTGCGGTAATATATACAGAAGGAGGCAGTGGAACAGCAATAACCCGTCCAGGAAATTCGTATGGCAGTGTAAAACCTATATAATGAATGGAAAAAAGGCATGCGCAGCCAAAGCAGTGGATGAAAGTGTTCTGAAAGATGCCTTTGTCAGGGTGTTCAACCAATTATATGAGAATCGTGAAGATTTCATAAAGACGCTGATTGAAAATATAGAGAAGGTGCTTCTTCATAAGCCGAGTGATAGAGAAATTGAAGCACTGGAAAATAAGATTGAAGAACTGAAAACTGAATTGAAAAGACTGATACGGTTTCAGACCAATAACGGTATGGACGATGAGGTCTACAGGGAAGAGTACAAGAGGATTTCAGATGAACTGGAGAAATTGAGAGAAAAGAGGGCAGAGGTTGATAAGGACAGTATATTGAAGGAGAGCCTGAAGGGGAGAGTAGATGAGATTATTGAGGTAATAAAGGGCAGGCAGGAAGCCCTTGAAGAGTTTGATGAAGGAATATTCAATGCGTTGGTTGAAAAGATAGAGGTCGTCTCACCAACGCATTTTGTTTTTGAGTTGAAAAGTGGGGTTAGGGTAGAGGAAAGAATATAA